GCTTTACGGAAAAATGTTACTGGAAATTTAACAGCAAATAATCCATATTTATCTTTACCAACAGACTGGCTTTCTGCTTATTCTTTTGCCGTAATTGATAGCTCTGGTAATTATAACTATATCCTAAACAAAGACGTTAGTTATATTCGTGAAGCATACCCTGGGCCAACATCTACCGGTCTACCTAAATACTACGCTTTGTTTGGTACGCAGTTAAGTAATAACTATGCATTGTCTTATATCCTAGGCCCAACACCAGATCAAAACTATGCCGTAGAGATGCATTACTTTTACTACCCACCATCAATTGTTACTGCTGGTGAATCTTGGCTAGGTGATAACTATGACCCAGTACTGTTTTATGGTGCGTTATTAGAAGCTACTATATTTATGAAGGCAGAAGCCGAGATTGCTACGATGTATAAGGCTAAATACGATGAAGCATTAAATGAATTACGTAGATTGTGTGATGCATTAGAGCGTGGTGATAGTTACCGTGATGGGCAGCTTAAATTAAATGTAGCTCCTAAAGGCGGGGTTATATGATAGAAAAAATCTGTTCAACTTGCAAAATAAGTAAAAGCATGGATAGTTACCATGTAAAAGCAAGAAGATGTAAAATTTGCGCTATTGCCGCCTCTAAAAAGAGTTATGAATTAAACAAGAAAAATATTTTAGAAAAAAATAAAACAGTAGATGTTAAAGAACACAAAAACGCTTTAAGAAGAGAAAATTATAAACAAAATTCTACCAAGATTTTAGATAGAAACCATGTGTGGAAAAATGAAAATAAAGAAAAAGTTGCTTTATGTTTATCTAATTGGCAAAAAAATAACCCTGGTAAAATAAATGCAATAATAGCGCGTAGAAAAGCAGCAAAGTTACAAAGAACACCAAAATGGTTGACAGATTTTGATAAATTAAAAATTAAATGTATTTATTCCATTGCCGCAATGCTAACAAGGGAGAATAATGAGCCGTGGCATGTTGACCATATTATTCCACTTCAAGGCAAAACAGTATCAGGGTTGCACGTTCCTAGCAATTTACGCCCTATGCGCGAGATAGAAAATAAAACAAAGTCAAATATTTATGAGGTAGTATAATGGCAATTACACAAGGGCAATGTACTATATTTAAACAGAATTTATTAAATGGGTTGGAGAATTTTACAAGTGGAACCTATCGCCTTGCACTTTATACATCTTTGGCTAATTTGGACGCTTCAACTACTGCTTATACTACTTCCGGTGAAGTTACTGGAGCGGGATACACAGCAGGGGGAAAAACCTTAACCAACATCGTGCCAGCAAGTGCGAATGGCGCGGCGTATGTATCGTTTCAAAATGTTACTTGGAGTGGTTCTAGCTTTACTGCTAGAGGGGCTTTGATTTATAATGGCAGTACAAACGCAGCGGTTTGCGTATTAGATTTTGGATCAGATAAGACATCAAGTAATTTTACAGTAACTTTTCCAACAGCTACGTCTACGACAGCTGTTATCATTCTTAATTAGGAGCAATTATGAACAACGAATTAGCAGGTTTTGGTGACAACGCAGTAGTAACTGTATCTCGCAATCAAAAATCAGGTGAACCATTTGGTATGGAAGGCGTGTATAACGTTGTTTGCCGTGACAAAGATGGCAATTTTAAATGGGAAGATGTAGCAGAAAACTTAGTAGTGCAAGGTGGCAAGCAATTAATGCTAGATACCCTATTAAAAGGTTCTGCATATAGCGTTGTTGGTCCATTTTTAGGTTTGACTAAGGTAAGTTTAACGCCCGCAGCAACTGACACAATGACTACCTTAGTTACTACAAACTCTGGTGAATTTACTACTTATACAGTTGGCGGTTCAGCAGTTCGTGGAACAGCATCATTTGCATCATCTTCATCTTCAGGAACAACTCCATCTAACGTAACAACTTCTACTGCTACAGGTATTGTTTTTACAATAACTACTGCTGGTACAGTTTATGGTTGCTTTTTAGTAACTGGAACGGGTGCAGTAAGTACACTAAGTAATACAAGCGGTACATTATATTCAGAAGGAAACTTCTCAGGCGGATCAAAAGCTGTATTAGTTAACGATACATTGACTGTTACATACTCTACAACCGCAACAAGTTAATCTTTATGAGGGCGGCAAATGACTACCTGTGCAGTTGTCGATTCTACAGGGTTAGTAGTTAACATCATTGTATGTGAACCTACTGACCCCGCTCCAGAGGGCATGTACCTTATAGAATACCCTGATGCGGATGGCAACTACGCAGGTCCTGGGTATTTTTGGAATGGTGTAAATTTTATTAATCCAAACCCTCCTGAACCGTTGCCTCCTCCACCACAAATCCCAGAGTAAATAATGGCAACTAAAGTCGTACTCATCACTTCGGGCACTTCTTATACGATACCATCGGACTTTGGTTCTTTAGTATCTGTAGAGTGTATCGGAGGTGGTGCGGGTGGTGGTGGAGCAACAACAAGTTATTTTGGCGGTGGTGGTGGTGGTGCGTATGCTAAATCAACATCGGTAACAGGACTTACTGCAAGTGGTTCTGCGTTTATTAGTATTGGAGCAGGAGGTAGTGCTACTGTTTCAGGCGGTGATACGTGGTTTAATGCCGCAACAAATGCTGCTCCTTCGTCTACATCAAATGGTGCTTTAGCCAAAGCAGGTTTAACATCTACAAGTTTTACAGGCGGTACTGGTGGAACTTCAGCTGCATCTGTAGGTGACACAAAATTCTCAGGTGGTAATGGTGGTGATAACGCTGTAACAGGGCAACAATCGTCTGCTGGTTGTTATCCAGGCGGTGGTGGTGCAGCAGGTTCGGGTGGTGCAGGTGGTAAAGGTGGTAATACAACAGCACAAAATGCTTGTGGCGGTGGTGGTGGTGGTTCAGGCGGCGCTCCCGGGGCAGGTTCAGCAGGTAGTAATGGAACATCTTCATCTACATCAGGCAATGGTGGTAATGGTTATGGTAATGGCACATCGTTAACAGGTGGTGGAGCAGCAGCAAATCCGGGCACGGCAGGTACAGCAGGTACTGGTGGCGGTGGTGGTGGTTCTACTGGTGGTGGTGGTGGAGCGGGCGCAACAGGTTCTCAATACACTGCAACAGCAGGTGGTACAGCAGGTCCAGGCGGTGGTGGCGGCGGAGCATGGTATGGGCAAACAGGTGGTGCAGCTGGAGCATACGGTGGTGGCGGTGGATCAGGCTCAACATCAGGTGTTGGCGGCGCAGGTATTATTGTTTTCACTTATACCACAGGCGGTGGCGGTGCTTATACTGGTACAGTAACTGAAAANNTNGGTTCTGCTGATTCTCAAACAGTAAGCGTTTCTTATTCAGGTTCTGTAACTGAAAACATTGGTTCTGCTGATTCTCAAACAGTAAGCGTTTCTTATTCAGGTTCTGTAACTGAAAACATAGGTTCTGCTGATTCCGCAACGGCATCTACTTCGGGTTCTTATACTGCTTCTGTAACTGAAAACATAAGTTCGTCAGATAGTCAAACTACTGCGACTGCATACTCAGGTTCTGTAACTGAAAACGTAGGTTCAGGTGATTCTTCTACAGGAACTACTGGCGGTGTATTTACTGCATCTGTAACTGAAAACGTAGGTTCAGCAGATAGTCAAACTGTTGGTTCAACTTATGGTATTATTGTAAGTGAAAATATTAATTCAGCAGATAGTCAGATAATTGTTTCTGCGTACAAAATTAGCCTTGTTGAAAACATTGGTTTAGCCGATTCTTCAACGGGTAATACTAGCAATGCTTACACTGCATCTGTAACAGAAAATATTTCTGTCCTTGATATAAGTACTGGAACTACAGGTACAGTTTATGCTGTTAATGTTGTCGAAAATTTGGTATTATTAGATAGTAATCTTACTAGTGGATGGGGAATAATTGATAATAGCCAATCTGTAACTTGGGGCTCAATAAATAATAACGTATCTACGGTGTGGTCACCTATAAATAATAGTCAATAAGGATAATTATGTCATCAGTATACTCAACAAACCTACGAACTGAATTGATTGGCACAGGCGATCAAGCCGGTAACTGGGGCGCTACAACCAATGGTAGTTTAGGTACAATCATAGAACAGGCAATTGCTGGTGTATCAGGTGGGCCTTATATTGGTGGCACATACCCAGCAGTCAACTTTCCAACCGATGCCGATATTACTTTAACCGCAAACAATGGCTCAGTAGACCAAGCAAGAAGTGCTGTATTGGTAGTGACAAGCTCCGGAAGTTTAACGGCTACTAGAAATATTATTGCCCCCGCATCAGCAAGTAAAATTTACATTATTAATAACTCTACAACCGGTGGGCAGAGTATTCAGATTAAATATGCTACTGGTACTGGGGTAACTATTTTAAATGGCGCAACTGTTACAGTATATGGTGATGGTACTAACTACAACCTAGTTGGCAACCCAAATAGTATTTCAGGTAATTTATCTGTATCAGGTACTGTATCTGCTACACAATACACAAGTACAATAGCAACGGGAACTGCGCCATTTGTTGTAACTTCAACGACCCCAGTAGCAAATTTAAGTATTGGTGGTAATGCCGCTACAGCAACAACTGCAACAACTGCAAATGCCTTGAATACAGCCAATGCCTATCAAGGAACAACGTTTACAGCAACAACTCAATTTTCAGGTCCGGGCACAGGTCTTACAGGTACGGCATCAAGTTTAACAACAGGTTCTGCTACAAATGCAACTAATGCTACTAACGCAACAAATTTAGTATCAGGGGGGACAATTGCTTCTAACGTAACTGCAACAACTCAAACTACAGGCGATAACTCAACAAAAGTAGCAACAACCGCTTTTGTAACTACAGCCGTAGCATCTAACACTCCCCCCACAACCTATAATGCTGTAGGTACTTATGCTATTGGTTCCCCAACAACTTATTGTGCTAGGCCCTATGCAGTTGGCTCTACAGGTTCAGCAACTACATTTAACATTCCATCGGGCTCTGGAACTTGGAGAGTTATGGGATACACAGGTGCACTTTCCGCTGCAGGTTGTTATTATACTTCCTATATTTTATGTGTTCGTATTGCTTAAAGGAAAATTATGTTAATAATTGAATCAGTATCAAATCCAAGTTATTCATCAGCAGATGGGAACTCTATTTATTTAGATGTAAAATTTGCAGAATTTAATGAAGTACTACCTTTTAATGCTACATCATACGATACAACGTCTTATGGCGTAGAACTTTATAACCGTGCAAAAGCAGGTGAGTTTGGGGAAATTGCACCTTATACTGCCCCGCCACAACCCAAATCAACAGGTTTACAGTCTGCATAATGATTACTAATATCATACCAGCTCATATTTTTACCTATGCGTCTGCACAAATTAATGTGTACCATGCAAACATAGGTGAAGGATTATTAAAACATGAACATATATTTTCACATGCAACAGTTTGCCATAGTGGATCTTGTTTAGTTAGTTTAGAAGGTCGTAGTTATACATTAAACAAAAATAGTCAGCCATTAAATTTACCCGCTGGCGAATGGCATGAAATTGAAGCGTTAGAAGATAATACTGTGTTTGTAAATATTTTTGAAGAAGGGAAATACTGATGTCTTGGTTAGAACAAGTAGCACCTACAATAGCAACAGCACTTGGTGGGCCATTAGCAGGCTTAGCCGTATCCGCTATATCTAAAGTATTAGGCGTTGACGAAAAAGATGTGCAAAATACTATTGATAGCGGCAAGATGACTTCGGATCAAATAGCGCAGATTAAGATTGCCGAGATTGA